TCTGCTAATACTTTTCAAGGCTCAATGGATAAGTTATCTGTTGCATCTGCCAATGTGCAAGAGATTATTGGTAAGGGAATTATTGATTCTCTCAAATTATTATCAGAGGACTCTACAGTCGATGATCTCGCTGCAGGCATGGAAGCCTTTGCAACAGATACATCTAATGCTATTAAAGGCATTGCTGTCTTATTGGAACAATTAAAAAAGATACCTGGTGCCTTAAACATACCTGGACTCAAGTTTGCTTTGCGAGCCACTGGCTTGGCTTATATTATTGGGCTTGGAGAAAAGCAGACAGCAAAAGAAGAAGCAGCAATAGCGCGGTCTACTAATGGCATTGCTCACTTAGCCGAGTTAGAGTCTAAATATGCCAACATAACTCTTAAAGCCACGAAGAAAATTACAACAGAAGAAAACAAGCAACTAAAAGCCAAGCAGTTAAAGCTGGCAATCGACAAGGCTAACCTTGCCCTAGGTAAGAGTGACAATGTCTTTGACATAGAGAAGATCTCCCTTGCAGCAGCTGAGAAGAATGCGGCTGAGCAACTAGGTAAGGTAACTAGCCAGGCACAACTGTTACAGATCACTAATGACCTTGCTCGCTTGCGGGTAAAGCAATCTATTTTGGATCTTGAAGACGCAATAGCCTCTCAGGATGTCGCAGCCATTACTGCTGCAACCAATAAACTTAATGCAGACTTAAAAATCATCGGTGCGCTGACTGGTCAAGAACTTAAGCTGCGAGACATTGAGAAAATCCTCAAAGACCTATTGCCCAAGGATCTGATCAACCTGGCTAACCTCAACGAGGCTATTAAACTGTTAGGCATTATTGGGGCTGGCACTAGTGGCACTGGCACTCCAACAAAAAACGCTACACCTATTTTAGGCGATCCTAATGCTAGTCCTTTAGGTATTCCAGGATCACCAACTGTCTTGTTCCCAAGCATTTATGCTTCAGGTGGCAGGATTGATTCGGCAGGTGGTTACAATCCTTTTAACCCTGCCATGTTAGGCATGACTTCTGGTGGTACTCCACCGACTACAACTAAGGTAGAACTTACTGTGGTTGCTCCAGCCTTTACAGATCCTAATGCTGTTGCAGAAGCGATTAATGACTTTCTACAAAATGCCAGAGATAGAGGAACGCTGGTCGCTGGCTGATGACATGGCTTCCTGAATGGCGCATAACTGTAGGTGATGATGTCTATACGACTGTTACCTCTGTGTCCTTTGCATCTGGTCGCTTAGATATTGATCGTCAACTTACAGCGGGTTACTGCCAAGTACAGATAGTCAATACAAACAACACGCCATTTACTATCAATGTTACAGAGCCAATCCTCTTAGAACTCAAGAACTCTACTGGCACTTATGTGACTGTATTTGGTGGAGAAGTATCAGACTTTAGTATTGGTGTAAGAAGCCCAGAGGAGTCTGGCTTTATAACTACTGGCACAATCCTTGGCATTGGCGCACTAGCTAAACTAACAAAGGCTGTCTATAACACAGCGCTTGCAGAAGCACTAGATGGCGCACAGATTGCAGAGATTCTAGGTAGTGCTCTTAACCTTTCATGGGCTGAAGTAACCCCTACAGTTACTTGGGATACTTATCCTGCGACTGTGACATGGGCTGAGGCTGAGTCCTACATCGGCACTATTGACCCTGGCTTCTACACGATGATTAACCTCGCAGCTAGTGCCACTGCTAAAAGCCAGACTCTTGTGGATCAGATAGCCACTAGCGCACTAGGACAGATCTATGAGGAAAAGGATGGCGATGTCTCTTATGACGATGCAGACCATCGCGCTACTTACTTAGCAACTAACGGCTTCACTAACCTAGATGGATCTTATGCAACTCCAAGCAGTATCCAGTCTCAGACCCAGATCGCTCGCATCCGTAACAGCCTGATCTATAAGTACGCTACAGGCTACGGCTCTACCTACAGTGTGCAAGATACCGACTCTATAGCCTCGTACGGCCTCTTTGAGAAGTCGGCTGAGTCAAACATTAAGAACCTTGCAGACATTACTGATATCGCATCTAGAGAGTTAAACCTACGCAAGAACCCTAGAGCCTCATTAGGAGCAATCCGCTTCCGCCTAGATAATCCCGACATGCCGAGTGCAATGCTTGACAGCCTTATTGGTATCTTCTTTGGTCAGCCAGTGCTTATAGACAATCTGCCTAGCAATTTGCTTGACGGGATCTTTGACGGCTATGTTGAGAATGTGGCACTTAACGCCACGCCTACCTTTGTAGACATAACTCTCTATGTCTCAGCTACAGACTTCTCACAATCAACTACACAATGGGAAACAGTGCCTGCTTCACTAATTTGGACAGGCGTAAATGCTACACTTACATGGACAAATGCGACAGGAGTACTAACTTAAATGGCAACTAGCACAAATTATGGGTGGAGCGAGCCAGATAACTCCAGCCTTGTTAAAGATGGCGCACAGGCTATACGCACATTAGGCGATGCTATCGACACATCTGTCTGGAATGTCGGCTATGGTCAAGCTGGCAAGAACAAGATTATTAACGGAGACTTTACATTTAATCAAAGAGCTTTTACTTCTAACACAACTACTGCTGCTTACAACTTTGATCGATGGCTACAGCAAAACTCAGGCGGCTCATTTACAGTAACACCTCAAAGTTTTACAGCAGGTGCTGCACCAGTAGCAGGATATGAAGGCACAACTTTTGTGCAAGGCATAACAGCCACACAATCAGCAGCAGGTGACTTTGCAATTATTACACAGAGAATTGAGAATGTTAGAACCTTTGCTGGCAACACAGTCACAATTTCGTTCTACGCTAAAGCCAATACTGGCACACCAAAAATTGGTGTAGAAGTGCAGCAAAACTTTGGCTCAGGTGGATCACCATCTGCAACTGTATCAACACCAGCAGGCTCAATTACCTTGACTACTTCTTTTGCTAGATATTCCGTAACTGTTGCAGTGCCTTCTATATCAGGCAAAACAGTAGGAACTACAGCAAACACTTCCTATTTAGAATTAAACCTATGGACTTCATCAGGAGCAACAAACGCAACACGCGCTTCAAGCATTGGCATTCAAAACTTTACAGCTTCTATTTGGGGTGTGCAGGTTGAGTATGGCTCAAAGGCAACTCCGTTTCAAACTGCAACTGGAACAATTCAAGGAGAATTAGCCGCTTGCAAATACTATTACGACAAGCGAGGCGGTCAGGCTGGAACGAGCACAGTCTTAAGTGTTGCAATGTCCAACAGTGCTGGCACCAATGCAACCGTTACTTTTCCAATCACAATGCGCGTTGCACCGACTTCTATTGACCACTCAAATTTACGCTTATCAGATACATCAAGCGGGTTTACAGTCAGTTCAGTAACGCTATCAAATGCAACTTCAACGACTGGAAATGTCAATGTTGCAACGACAGGTATGACTGGTTTTAGAAGTTGCTATTTAGATGCAAGTGCCACAGGAAACTACATAGCGTTTAGTGCGGAGTTGTAAAATGGAAAACATCACATACATTACAGACATTGACGGAGTAGAACACGCCATCATTGAACACGCAGACGGGTCATTTACATCAATGACTAAAGTGGTCTATGAAGCAATGATTGAAGATTAGAAGAAGTAATGTTAGAAGAATCTCCTTATGGCTGGGGCTACCATAAAGACGAGAATGGTGAATGGAAACTCAATGAAACCACGCCTGAGTAAAGCTGCTGTCCAATTAAGAGAGCAGTTCGATGACACATTCCCAAGTCGTGACCGCACATCGGATGGCTGGATCGGTGATACCCGACACGCAGCTCGCCCTAGCGATCATAATCCCGATGCTGATGGCTGGGTTCGTGCCATCGATGTTGATCGTGATGTCAGTGGTAAGTCCAAGCCAGACCTTATGCCAGATATTGCAGATCAGATTCGTCTCTTATGCAAGTCAAAAAAAGAACGCAGAATTACCTACATTATCTTTGATGGTTTTATCGCCTCCTCTAAAAAAGGTTGGGCATGGCGAGAGTACACAGGGGCTAATAAACACACACACCACTGTCACATCTCGTTTACGCAAGAAGCTGACGATGATGGGGCTTTTTTTCAAGTACCTATGTTAGGAGCAAGTAATGAATGAACTAAAGACAGCAGCAGGTTCATGGGCTAGAGCCTTTCTAGTAGCAGTTATCTCAATGGCAGCAGCAGGGGTCACAGATCCCAAGGCACTTATCGCAGCTGGTGTTGCATCTATTCTGCCTCCAGTGTTGCGTTACCTCAATGTCAATGATCCTGCACTGGGCATGAAGAAGTGACACAATCAGACTTCTTTACTCTCTACCTGGCTACTCTTGCAGTGCTAGGTGGTTTATCGGGCTTTGTCATTACGCACCTTTTGTCTGAAATTAAAAGACTTAATGAGCGTGTTGATGAGATCTATAATCTACTTCTAGACCGATAATTTTGCCATGGCAAGAAAAGCGACTAAGGATCTAGTAGAGCAAGATTACTCAGCTCTTGATGCTTACTGCATTGGAATGTATGAGTTCGCCCAAAGTCTAAAGCGGGCAGGCTTTGCAGAA